TAGCATTACGTGAATGAGATTGCCTGTCTCCGCATTTACTCTAGTCGCTTCTTCTAATTCATATGTGTCATAATCTACAGCAGAAGTGACAACTTGAATTGGTTCGGGTTTAATTAAGTCATGAACGACTGCAAAAGTCTCACCGTATGCATCAGTCAATTCCAATTCTTCTTTCTTTGTTTTGTTACCCCAGTTAGCAGCACCCTTCTTACGACACTTAACTAATGCACCTGATGCATATGCAGAAGGCCATACAGAATAACGAGACTTGACCTTATGGTAACAAGCATCTTTCTTCCCTTCATCAACCACAATTAGTTCTACTTCTTCTTTCTTTGTCTTTTTCACACAGTTTGGATATCTTTTTCCAAACATAGTTTTCATACCTTTCTTTTCATATCCTTTCCAACATGCTTCATCAACATAATCTTCAGAAACACCAGATTTTCTGAGTCTCTTTGCCTGACTCTTATGCATCTCAACAGCCTTATCAAGTTCCTTAGCAATACCTTTCACACTCTCAGGATTCTTGTGACTTTCATCAATTTCTAATTCTTCTTTTCTCAGACCTAACTTACCCAACAAAGATTTTTTCTTGGGTTTAACAGAGGCAGAACCACCTTTTTGACGCTTAGAATATTCCATATAAGACTCACCTGGTCTCAATTTCTTAGAGTCGTCTTTCTTCTTAGCAGAAGAAGATGAAGATGAAGCACGATCCTCGCGTGCTCTTTGATTTGCACCAGGACCACCTAATTTACGATCTTTCTCAGGATCGGGATGCCAATAATCACCTTCGTGGAGTGTTTCTTCTGTCTTCACGTTAATTGCCTTCCCTTTTCTATTTGGATTTGGATCTTCTGCATTCTTTCTGCGGAACGCTGCTTGTTCCTCATCTTTAGAAAGATTGCGTTTCATTTTACTTGAACCGCACTTTGGTTTGGTTGTTTGACCTGGTTGTTTTGCACAGGGTTTTCCTGAGTATTTACCACCCAACTGAACCCAACCAGGCTTGCCATCAGAAGACTTACTCTTGCCAAACCAGTCACGCAAAGAAGAATCACCACTTTTCGACTTTTCAATAATGATGTTACTGAAGTTTTTAATATCATTTTCAGAAATGCCAGATTCAACTGCTGCATCGGCAGTTTCTTTTTCGGTAGCATCATCTACACTATACTTATCGTATAGTCTTGGACCATAAGAACATTGTCCTCTGGTTTCCTTTTTTCTACAAAGACGGCAATACTTCTTTTCAGACATTATAGCAAGACAATGCTTTCAGTTATTTATGCTCTTATTAGATTTCTATACATTTTGAATACTGTAGATGCTGTAGTTGTCGGGGTTGCAAGTATTCTTACGCTTCCAGAATTTATATCTGCTGTAAAAGATGCTAAAACTGAACCAGTATTAATTGTTCCAAATTCACTAACATAAACGTTTGTTCCATCATGAACGATATTTAAAGAAGTAACGTGATATTCTGTGCCTCTTGTTATTTGTACCTGATAACTTGCTGATCTATAATCAATAACACTAAATGTATCTACAGCACTCTGTGAAGTTGATGTCGTTGTTGAAGTTGATGTATTAAGATTAAGAATTACAGGACCGCCAATTTCAATACCAGATCTGGCAGTGACAATTCCAATAGAATCAACATTAGTTACGTCCTCATATGTCAATGTACCTGCAATAGATACATTTCCAGTAAATGTTGCACTAGATGCTGTTATTACATCAACTTGAATATCAGGAGTTCCAGATAATCCTTCTGCTATAACTCCAGTTATACTTGCTCCACTACCAACATAAGTAGAAGCACTAATTTCACCTGCTGATGATATTGTTGCTCCAGTTCCTACTGTTAAAGTATCAGTAGAACCATCAAAAACAATTGTTGCAGTTCCAACGCTCAGAGTATCAGTTACCCTAGCATTGCCAACTACAACCATATCTTCGGTAAATGTAGTTCCAGAACCAACAGGGTCTACAATCAACCCAGTTGCAGTTACTACACCAACATTTATTCCTTTAGTAGAAGTGTTTCCTTGTTCTAGAACACTATCTAAATCTGAAGAACCACCATCTACACCTATCCATTTTCCCGAAGATGCTTCATACTTAAGGAACTTACCATCAACTTTTGTTGTATCTCGGTCAATATCATCTAAGAACTCAAGACGAACTTCACCACCACCACCTTGAGCATTAACGAGATTTTTAAGATACTCTAGTTCACGACGAATTTTAATAATTTCTGGATCACTTATATTTTCTCTTATTTCTTCTTTAGACTTAATAGTCTCGAGAATTTTTAGTGCCTGATCGACTGTATCATCATCATCTTCATTATCTTCATTTTCTTCTTCGTTTTCTTCTTCTACTAAATTTTCTTCTTCTACATTTTCAATATCTTCAATTAATTCCTCTTCTACTTCCTCCGGAGGAGGAACAACTATAAGAGTGGACTCTTCAACAATTTCTTCTTCTTTTTCTTCTACTACTTCAGTATATAACCAAGACTCTAATGCTGCTATCTGTTTTTTCTGTTCTTTTTTCTTTTTATTATCTTCTTCTATGGATACTTTAACTTGAGAGAACATTGAATCAATATCAATTTCTCCTACAAGAGAACGAACTTCGTCCTCTTTATCTTTTTTTGCTTTACCTATAGCGGAAAAAAAATCTTTTAAATCAACAGTCATGGTATTTAAATGGTAATTTCAGCATTTACTGTTGTCATTTTTTTAATTATTTATGTTTTGGTCTGCTTTTTTGATCATTTTTTGTAACTCTGCAGTAGAACCAACAAATAATGCATTGGTAACATTTGTTGGTCCCTTTTGGGTATTAGTCTCTTCTACATCCTTTAACTTTTTTTGAAGCTCCATCAGTTTATCTGTAGCATCAGAAACACTTTTAATTAACTGACCTGCCACTTCATATGCTCTTGGTTGTTCAGTTTCTTGTGCCAGTTCAAGGATACCATTAATTGCTTCCTGTCCTTTTTCAATTATTGAATATAAGTTACCACGAGTATACTCATAGTCTTTTTGAATATCTTGTGGAGAAAATGATTTAGGTTTGACTGGTTCGACTTCTTTCTTTTCGGCAGGCATTAATTCTCCTGCTATACTAAACGCTTCATCTAAACCATTAAATTTATCAGTCATATTATGTTAGAAGAAAGTGTTTCCATCAAATCCAAAATCATCTCCAATTTCAATAAGGTCATTGTCTACTTGTGTAATTGATTTAAGTGCAGTACCTTTAACATGATCTTTGGCGATAGTATTATCTCTTGCTCTGTCGATAGTAATTTTACTACCGGTAACTTTCTTAATATATATCGACTCTCCATCAATTTCAAAGTATGTATCTGCAGCAATATTACTTGCATCATCTACAGTAATACTAGTGGCACTGGATAAAATATCTACAGAAAGATTAGTTACTACAGAGTCATCATAATCTTTAACTGCTCTGGGAGTAACTTTATATGCAAGATCTCTCTTCTCAGCACTATCAGTATAGTAAGAAAGAGTTGCTTGTTTGATTGGTTCAACTCTTGTGACAGGACCGAACAGATATGTTTTAGCTGTAAATCTTAGAGTATAAAGAAGAACTCTTCTTGTGCTGTAGTCTCCTTCATAATCATCCTGCATTGTAATATTTTCTAGAATGATTGGAATATCTCTCTTTTCTTTGATCTGGTCTATTAACTCTACACTAAGATTAAATGCAGGTTGAAAAAACGGCAAAATCTGTTCTACAATTTGTAATGCATCATCATTTAACTTAGACATAATGCTAAGTTCAAATTGCATATTATAAGGAACTGGAGTAAAAACTTTATTTACTTTTTTTTGTGTATCTGGGTCTTTTACTGCAATCTTTTGAGTTGAAGTAACTTTACGAGAAGAATCATAAGTAAGACCAGTGAACTCAAAAGACATTCTAGGTAAGGACATTGCAGTGGACTTATTTAAGTCCCCAGACTGCTCAAGTCTTGCCAAAAACTTCTGTGTAGGTCCATATGAAAGAGGAATTTTCATCACACTGAAATCCGTATCAGAAGCATCTTTCTTCTGAATAGTAATATTATTAAAAAGCGTACCAAATGATATGATAGTTTTTCTTAAGATTTCGTGGTAAAAATGCTCAAACATGATTTTTGTTCACTATAATAATATTTAGTTAAGGAATTCCAAAAGGATTTCTTTCAGTAAAATCTAATATTCCATCTGCTTCAGTTTCAATAGTTGCATTTTGAGCAAATCCATCTTCAGCAGGTTCTACATCTAGAGAGAATATTGTATGAGTAGCAGATGATTGTGATCCAACAATAGTTTCTCCTGGAACAAAAGTACCAGTAACATTGCCAAGTTCAAGAGTGTTTGTGTTTGTATCCCAAGTTCTAACTCTTGCCTTTGTTCCACTTGTAGAACCAGTGACAA